TCATGCGCCGAAGTTTCCGCGATTCCGGAAGCGGTCCTGCAGTGAAATCACGTTATCCGGCTGCGGTACCGGTTTGGGCTCCGGCTCAGCCCAATGCGCGGACAACTTGTCCGCGACGTCCTGGTGCATCTCATCGAGCACATGCTGGTAGCGCTGCAGCATGGAGATCTGCGACCAGCCCAGGATCTCCATCACCACCCGTTGGGGAACACCGAGCAGGAGCATGGTCGTGGCCGCCGTGTGCCGGCCGTCGTGGATGCGGCCGGGCGGCACCTTCGCCTCGGCTAGCAGCTCGCGCCACGCCGTCCAATCCGCCTTCGAGTACAGTGGCATCCCGCCCGGCCGGCAGAAAACCAGATCCCGCTCAACCCCGTTCTGGTCCTTCCATACCGCCCACGGTTCGTGCGCGCGTATCGTTTTCCGGGCCTCAGCATGCCTCAGGAGCGCCTGACGCAGTGGACCTGGCATGGTTACGCTACGAACGCCTGCGGCGCTCTTAGGCGCGCCCGTGAAGTATCCGCCGCCCCTCCGCATCGGGCAGTGCCGGCCGAACTTCCGCCCGCACTTCGGCGCCAGCGGATCATCCGGGTTGCACCCGTGCTCCCACGGCAGCACGAACAGCTCACGTTCGATGCGGATCTTCCCGTTCTCAAAGTCAATATCCGACCAGGTAAGCCCCAGCGCTTCACCCTGGCGCGGACCCAGCATCAGATTCAGCAGCCACCGCGCCTCATCATCCCGGCTCTTGGTCGCCGTGATCATTCGCCGCACCTCTTCGGTCGAATACACCTGCGGCTCAAACGGCTCTGGCGAGGGCGCATCCAAGACCAATATCGGGTTCTTCCCGAGGACTCCGCGCTTGACCGCCATATTCAGCGCTCGCCGGAGGATGGCGTGGAGCCCGAGGAGGCTGGTTTCGGATAGCCCAGCTTCGCGCATCGCCGCGTAGATCACTTCGAAGTCGGTGGGCGTGAGCTTGTCCAAGCGCTTGCCGGCCAGCCGGTGGGGCCGGATGTGGCTGTTGATCTTGTTGCTGTAGCCCTTGCGTGTCTGGGGGCTCTTGGCGGTGGCTGGGGCGATGTTGGCGAGCCAGTAGTCGAGCCATTCGATCAGGCGAGGCTTGAGCCCTACAGTCGATTGGCCAGCGTGGACTTCGCGCAGCGCTTCACGGAGCTTGCGGGTGCATTCCGCTTTGGTCTTGCCATAGGCCGATTTGAGTATGGCGTGGCCGCTGGGCTTGTAGCCGGCGACGTAGTTGGCTTGCCAACGGCCGTCGGCTCGCAGCCTCGGTTCGGAGCCTTCCTGGTTGCCCCGCTTGGCGCGGGGTTCTGAGGTCGTCATGGTTCCCTCCTTGGGGAAATTGTGCGCGCCGAATAGACCCCGCGAGCGGGGTTATTGGCGAGTTGTGGAAAACAGGATTAGGCGATGTGCTCTGAGGCTGGCCAGAGCTGCTGGATCTGGTCGCCGTCGAGTGTCTGCAGGCGGTCGATGACGACTTGCTCGGTGACGCCGAGTTCTTCGGCCATCACCCAGGGGCTGCGTGACCAGCCGGCGACGCGCTGCAGGTCTTCGAAGCTGACTAGGAAACGGGCGGTCTCCAAACAGATCTGTCGTTCGACGGATGGCGGCTGGCAACCTTGGTGGCCGTGCTTGATGTGGAAGGCCTCGTGTGCGAGGAAACATCGCCGCTCGGCCGCCGTGAGTTCTGGGTCCACCCAGATGCGACGGCCGTCTGTGGCCGCCACTAGATCTGGGTGGGGTCGATTCCAAATGATTACTACCTGGGCAAGCGTGCGCAACATGCCCCAAACGTTCTGCATGATTCGAATATATATTCGAATCATGGTGTGGGCCTAATGCAAGAGGAGACTTGTGTTGTTGCTTTTTAGTAGTTAGGACACCATTGCTTGCAGTTCATTTGCGGCGTTTGATGCGTCTAGGTCGAGTATGCCAGCGTGCTGTTCGACCGGTCGCAGTAGGTCATCCAGAAGATCCCTATCGGCTCTGTTGAGCGGAAGCATGGCTATGATTCTAGGAGCTTTTCCGACGCGTTCCACGGCATCGATTCGAGTTCGAAGGTAAGATATCGCCAATGGATTTGGGCTTAGGGCTTCGAGGGTTACACGGTGGTCTTCGCCTAGCCCAAAATCAAAAGGAATCGGCACCTCGGGAGTATCGAGGTCCCAGCGTCCGGGTAGCAGAATTCGCTCGTGAACCTCGATTTGAGCCTCAGCAAGGACATGCCTCGCGAGATCCAAAGGAGCTTGGATTGGCTTCTCGGGAAGTGTCACCATTTCGCTGAAAAGTCTATCGGCGAGAAAGCGAGGTTCGCCGGCTATTTCCATGATTGTTCCGCCGTGGATGGCGCTAAAGTTTGACGGTCGCTTCTCTGGTATCGATAGTGCCTCGCTCCATCGGCCGGTATGTGCTTTACGTGCAAAGTACTCTATCCAGGACTGATAGGTCGATTTAGATACGCCGATACCGCGTAAAAGACGGCCGTTGATTTTACCGCTGCGGTCCACACCACGAAATCGCAGAATCCACTGCTCGCCCACATTTAGAACGACGCCAATGTTGCGAGGTTCATGTCTCCGCAAATCAGCGGTAATTTGGACGAGGTACCAGTCTGCGTGCATGAGATCCTCCTTCTGTGAGTGGTCTAGTCAGTCCGCGCGGGAACCTGGGATATTCTGGCCAAAGAGATCTGGGACCTCAAGGTTATATGTGTGCGCCGACAGAAACACTATATTTAAGGTTCTGTGGTGCAGGAAACGACGGTACTGATCGATATGCGCTTTGCTGGCCAGTTTACGTTGGTACGCGGCATCGCAAGCTGCATCTACCCACCGTTTTCCCTGGCTGAATATAAGGCCTGTCCACCAGCCCAAGAGTTCAGCTGATGGAGTGACTTCTCGGTAGACCTGCGATCGATGAGTTGAGTTTTCAACTCCCCGCAAAGCATTCGGATGTCGAGGGTCCACTCCGTTGAAACACTGCTCATGATCGATTGCCCACAACCCCACATCGGGCGTCCAGATCAGATTTGCGTCTGTACGGTCGATGTTGAGTAGCCACACGTCAAAAGCAGCTATACCTGAGTATATGTGAGGCTCCACTACTGCGGCTTCCTGCGGGTTCGGTGGCGCGGAAACTTCGCCATCGGTGCCAACAATCGCGGTTGCCCAGGCGCGGGCATTGTGCTGGACGGCAGCAAGCTCGCCGAAGGGGACGGGGATACCCATGGAGTGCGCGAGTCTTGCAGCTAGGTACTCGTGGAGAACGACTGGGTGTTCTGAATCTTCGTCTGATTTCACGAATACTCGCGCAATGCCTTGCTGTAAGTCTTTTGAACCTAAATCGCTAGCCACTAGTTCGGATACAGCTAGCCCAGGAAGTCCGCGGAATGCCACTAGTGATCGTCCCTCGAATTAGATGCGTCCACGCCGGTTTGTTCGTCGAGCTGCTCGTGTATGTTCTTCGATTTCGACTTCGATGGTGCGGCTAAAGGATTCACGGCTTTGAGTCCCCTTTGGCAGGTCCACTACTCTGCAGTTTAGCGACATTCGCCATAAGAGCCGCTAGCTCAGAAACTGCCGCAGTATTATTAGGCGGTTCTGGATTTTTGTCGTCGGCGCCTGGTTCGTTGCCGAAAACTCTTCTCGCAAATTCCATGCGCAGCTGATCTCGGGCACCCTCCTCACCGATTAGTTGTATATATGGCGTGAAGGTTTGGAGCTGGACACTGACCGTGTCACTCCAAACCGAGAGCCTACGGTGATAATTGGACTGCCTTAGAAGATATGTGCCAATTGCGGATCCACCTGCGACTACCGCAAGTTTCCATGCCAAGGTTGGCCAATTAAACGCCTCGTCGGCAAGGATAAAAGCGTAGATTACGGCAAAAATTGCCACCGTACTCAGGACCGTAATCCCAACCCAAAAGTATGCCGTTGACTTCTCATCGTGAGAGTTATGGAAGTTTTCGAAATGCTTGATTAGAGCCTTCTTGGAGTCTTCTTCGTTTAGGACTTCTTGTTGAGCCTGAACCGATGCATAGCTCTGTTGGGCTTGATCAGCTAACGCGGCAGCATTTTCAGCAATAGTTCGGTATTTGTTGAGTTCGGCAGTTCTTTGGGTAGCTTCCTCGTTGAGCTTTTCGACTTGTTGCGCCAACTCATTCGCTCGTTGAAGGGACGATTGGAGATCGTAACCACCCTTGGCGGCTCTCGTCAGCTCATCTCGAACTTTAGAAAATTCGGCGTCTACAACTTCCTGCTGAAGCTCCCTGCTGTAAGCGAACCTCAAATTTATGGCTGACTCATTTACCCGATGCATACGCTGATGAACATCGTTGGGTCGCTCGCGGAGCTCCATATATTGACCCATATCAAGCATCATGGCGAATTCGTCCTGAACCCATCGAATGATTTCATCGCAATCTTGAAGGCGCGTCCGTTTGGGTAGATTCAAGTCGCGAACGGAACTATTTAGAATCATCTCAACCGACTGCAGAGATTTTGCATCAGCCATGTCGATAATGTAGACCATGTCACTCAAATAGGAATCAACCGCTAAGGCCACATGATCGGCAATCAGTTGTCGCATACGGTGTGATGCAGGGGAGCCCTCAGGCTTGTTGGCCCAGTCCCTGAATTGAGTTGCGATGTCTCCAAGGCTAAGACGGAGCTGACGGAAGGCCATTTCCGCAGATTTATTTACATTGGACGTCATTTAGTTCTCGTTCCTCGAGTCCGATTCCTCGTCGAGCTGTTCGCTCCTGGTTTTCACCTTCGGATGCGCTGCCAATTGCTCTATCGGCGGGGCCGGGTACTTCTCGGCTTCGGCGCCGTGGAATTCGATGATGCTGTCATCCGGCCCGGTCTTCTGTTCCTGGCCAAGGTTACTTTCAGAGGAGACACCGCGACTTTGGTGCCGAGAAATTTTCGTAGGTTCTGAGCTGGTGCGTTCTGCATTGCTGCCTGCTTCGAGGTCGACGAGGACCCGAACCATCTCTACGACTGCTTTCCGCGATTTAGGCGAGAGGTTGTCTGCGCCTGGTGGGAGTTCGTCTGCGAGTGGCGGGCCCGGGACTGGTTGTCCCGCTGCTGTGAACGCCACAGAATCCTCAACGCCGGCAAGCCAGGCAATCGCACGAAGGGTTTGTTCGCCTGGAACAGACTTGTACGTGTTGCTCCGAATTTGGTTCAAAGTCGTGTAGGTGATTTTGAGACCAGCCTCTTGAGCCTTGAAGGCAAGTTGCCGGGCAGACGTTTGGTGTCGCTCGACCGCCATCTCTATGAGGCCCTTGAGGGAATCTGTATCGTTCACAACCACGACTTTCCTAGATGAACTCTCGCTTGCTCAATTCCCTGAACTTTGCAGGTGAAAAGTAACAAGTTCATCATCCCAATAATTTCGCGGGTAAATCCACTTTTCGACTTGACAACTTGGTGAGTAGTGAATGATAGTTAACTTGTCAGATCGAAAAGTGGAAGGAATACTGGTTATGCGTGGAACGCGTCGTCATCTCAATCTCGTTCGAAAGGAGAGCTGGATGCGTGTTATCGATCCCGCTGCGCTGAGGCGCAAGCGGATAAATCAGCGGTTCAGCCAGCGTGACCTAGCTGGCCTGGTCCGTCGCTCGCAGGCTACGATCCACCAGCTGGAGACCGGCAAGATGAAGACCCTCACCGAGGATCTGGCTCTGTTGATCGCTGCTCGGTTATTCACCGACTGGGAGGACTTGTTCATCCTTGAGGAGCATGAAGTTGCGCCTCGTGTGACAAGTGGGGGATCATCCGGCGTCAACTCGGCGGTGAACGCGGCATGAGTGTCGACGAAGCCAAGAGCAACCTGCAAGCTCAGCTCGACTCCCAGGCGCTCGCCGCCCAGGTAACTGTCTCCCGGGATGAACTTGAAAAGTTGCTCGATTGGGCGGACTCCGCCAGTCGAACTATCGGCGAGTTCGTCGCCTGGGCCAATTCGTGCCCGGCAAACGAAGAGCCCCCAGCAGTTGCACCTGCTGAGGGCGGATCGGGAGTAGGCACGCTGTGGATTCCCGAGTCGGCAACGCTAGACGATCTTGTGTCAGCTCTCGGTCCCGGCGAGTTTCCGACCATCGATCAGGATATGTCCGAGGTCGTCAAAAGTTTCGAAGATGGCTCCCTTTATCCGCTCGACGTCGATCGTGTTGTCCAGGAGGGTTGCCGCGTAGTTGAAAGAGATCTGGCTAGCCCTCGTGATGAGGTACGAGACAGCCGGGCGGTCATCCTCTGTAGGAATGAAGACGAAGCGGAAAGCGGCGTGCTTGTTAAGAAGTTCGCACACTGCAACGTCAAGGGCAGCAAAGATCAGGTCCGCGTTTGCTTCAGCAGTGATGACGTCGGCTCCGTTGAGATTCATTTTGGCCATCAGATTTCCCTCTCGGTAGTTGGAGCACCGGATGGTGCGGGTGTTGGAACCTCTGAGTCTACCGAGAGGGGTCAAACTCCGACCTTGTCGGAAAAAGAAATGCCCTCAGCAGTTGCACCTGCCGAGGGCGACGAAACCAAAAACCAGTCTGCAAGAAAGGTGTGATTTCAATGCCCAGTGTAATCGGTTTCCCGATCCAGGGTGCAGGAAACTGCCCCGGCACTATCGACGTGGAACCAGGCGTGCCTGTCGAATCCCGTCCCGTCCGGCTCCTGTACACCGTTGCCGATACCGCGGAACTGCTATCCATTGGCCTGTCTTCGGTCTACGACCTGATCAACGCCGGCGACTTGCCAAAGGTCATGGTCGGCACCCGCGGCAAGACCACTCGCATCGCCGCGACTGACATCCAGGCATACATCGACAACCAGAGAGTAGTGGCGGAGTCATCGTGGGCAATGTGAACCGAACCTACGCCGACGGCGGCAGGGTGACCGGCAGCTCGTCTAAGGGCAAGGTCTTGATCATTCCGGAGGGCCGTGGGCTCGCCGTCGCTGAGCTGGATATCAAGTGGCGCCACTACCCGAAGGCCGACAAGGCGATCCAGGCGCGCAAGGCTGCGGCGTTATGGGCGAACTACTTCTACCGGGCCGCGACCGCCGACGTGTTTGTCGACATGGGGTCGATCAGTCCGGCCGATCCGGACGGCAAGGGCGGGATCTTCCTTGGCAGGAAGCGCACCCACGACTTCACTGTTCTGGAGGATTTGCCTGAGCCGGTGCCAGCAGCGTCCCTATTTGGGGGTGGACGCTGATGAGCGCCGGAACGATTATCGCCCGCGCAACGAGGCGCATGTGGCTGATCTGGATGCCGGCTATCTTCGCAGTCCTGGCCGTCGCAGTGATGACAGCTTCGATGCAGAACGGGTTGAGCGTGCTGGCCATCATGGTGGCCGGCGGGCTCGTGCTCATGTCCTTGGGGGACTGGTTCTCCGCCGAACTCGCAGCTAACCGCGCCAGCTGACCGCTGGCACCACACACTCTCTTTTTTCTTTCTCTCGACACACCTTATGGAGGATTTCGTGTCTCAAAAACCAGGTGAACTCAGAATACTGCCGGTCTCGGCCATCCACCCGGACCCGAAGAACCCGCGCGAAGACATGGGCGACATCGACGGCCTGGCGCATGAGCTGAAGACCATCGGCCAGTTCGACTCGATCACCGTGTACCCGCATCCGGAGCTCGACGGGGACTACATGATCCAAGGTGGCCACCGCCGCCACGCCGCCGCGCTGCGCGCCGGCCTGACCGAGCTCAAGTGCGAGATCGTGCCTTCCCCGGAGAACGCCGCACTCGACTTGTACACCGAGGCCCTGTCTACCGGCACCAACCACATGCCGCTCGACAGCATGGGCCAGTCCAAGTCGCTGCAGGGCATGCTGACCGAGGGGAAGTCCGAGGCATGGATCTCGAAGAACTTCAACATCCCCAAAGCAGAGGTGAAGCCCCGCGCCCGCCTGGCCGACAACCCGCGGGTCGCTCAGATCCACGCCCGCGGCACCATCGACCTGCTCAGCGCCGCCGCAGTCCTCGACGTCGAGGAAGAGACTGGCGATACCAGCATTTTCGACGGCATTGTTGACGATCTGGAAGCTTCCCACTGGAAGAAGGACCAGATGGAAGTGAACCGTCTGATCGAGCAGAAGAAGCAGAACGCCCGCCGCGACACCCTCCGCGCCGAGCTGACCGAGCAGGGCGCCGTCGAAATCGACTCGCAGAACCGCTACAGCGGCAAGTGGGCCAAGACCGAGCAGGTGCTCGACGTGGCCGGCCATGTGGCGGCGGGGCATCAGTTCGATGTGAGCACCCCGGATTCCGTGGACTGGTGGGAGAAATCCAAGGCCGCGGCCAAGGCGAAGGCCTCCCCGGAAGAGAAGGCGCGCCGGGAGAACATCCGTCGCCTGGACGGCGTCCTACCGATCGCGCAGCGCGCCCGCCACAAGTTCGTGATCGACAAGATCCGCGACCGCAAGGGCATCGAGGACCGCAACGCGCGCGGCCTGCTGGTTTCCATGATCTTCCAGGAAGCCCGCGGCGACTACGAGACGTTTAAGCGTCAAGCCATTGGCGAGGCCGTGGGCCTCCCGTTCCCGGAACTCGAAGATGATCAGACAAACCGAGCCCCGGAGGTGGAGGATGCCCGGAAACGGTGGGAGGCCGAGGCGCGCAAGGTAGCGCTGGGCTTGACCCTGCAGCAGCTTTCGCTACTCCTGGCCTACGTGCCGGTGGCAATCACAGACCGGAACCTGGGCAAGACGAATTGGTACATGCGCGACTCGTGGGAGAAGGAGAACCGCTGGGCTCCGCTCTCGCGCTGGTACCAGCAGCTGATCGACTTCGCCGGATACCTGCCGTCCGAGGACGAAGCAGAAATGATCCGGATCGCACAGCAGACCCGCGAGAACGCGCTCAACGACGTTCACCTGAACACGGCGACCTGCAAGAACTGCAACCAGGAAGTCGTCTCCGACAAGCACTGGGCCGGGATTTGCGCCGAGTGCGCGCCGGCCATCGACGGAATCGAGGTGGCCTAATGTCTCCGGGCCAAGTTTCCGACGAACTGGGCAAGCCACCCGCGCCAGCAGTCGATCCTGGCCGGATCCGCTCGCAGGCCCAGCACCCTGCGACGGCCGGCACCGCACCAAAGCAACGGGTCGTGGATCTGGACCGCGGGCATGAGCAGATCCTGCCAGCGCTCAAGCACGTGCTCAGCTACCCTCGCACCACAGTTCGCGCTGTGCCTGGTGTGAAGCCCGGGGAGACGATCTACGTCGCGAAGGTCTGGGTCGCACCGGGCCGACCAGCGCGGGTCAACGCTCGCTCGGTTACCAAGTCCACGGGTTCCCGATCTGAAGTGTTCTGGTGGGCGCAGCGGGCAACGGAGCACTTCCGTGACATCACCGAGTTTCACCGCACCGGCGAGCTGGGCCGGCCGCACAGAAGATGGGCGCCCCAGTGGTAACCAGAGGCAGCGCGAGCACGGTGAAGTACCAGCTGGCAACGCACTCCGACACCATCGACTGGCGCCAGGAAGCGGAGTGCAGGAAGCACTACGACCTGCTGCGCGGCGGGGGAGACCCGTGGTTCCCTCCACCAGGTAAGTCAACGGAGGTCAACGACAAGGCCTTGAAAATTTGCTTCAGCTGCCCGGTCCAGCAGCAATGCCTGGAATATGCGCTGGAGAAGAAAGAACTCAAAGCCGGGATCTTCGGGGGCAAGACCCCGACCGAACGGCAGTACATCTTCAAGAAACAACAGCAGGCCAAGGGCATCAAGACCAAGACCCGGAAGAAACGAAAGGCGAAAACATCATGATTACCGCACCAGAAGCACTAGAAGCAGTCTCCAGAAGAACCGCCGGCGCAGACACCGGCAACGTCGCCGTGACCATCCCGGCCCGCGAGCTGCTGGCCATGCTGAAGAAGATCCGCATCGTCGGACGTATGCCGGCGCCGTTCCTCACTCTAACGGCACTGCGCTTCCAGGAGTCCGGCTGGCTGGAAGCCACGACTTTCGATTACCAGACCAGCCTGCGCATCACCCGCGGCGAGGCAACGGGCGAGACGGTGCACGAACGGCTCATCGCAGGGAACTATGTCATCAACACCCTGACAGAGCTGGTGCGCGGCGCGGCCAAGGATTTGGACGTCACGCTCAAGTGGGAGTGGAAGGCCAAGGACTCGATCAGCCTGCTGACACTGGAAGCCGATGGGTTCGAAATCGCGGTGCCATCGTCGCTCGCCAGCGCGTCCCAGGCAGAGGAGTTCGGAACTATCGCCGACTGGAAGAACGCGCTGGGTCAGGAGCAAATCGCTGGGGCAGTGGTCGATGTGCAGGCATTCCGCGACCTGCTCGACTCGGTAGCTCACACGGCGAGCAAGGATGACACCTTGCCGGTCCTGACCGCGATCAACGTCGTATTCTCCGCGGACCGCATCACCGCGTACGCCACCGACCGGTACCGGCTGGCGCGGGCCTGGATCCCTTCACCCGTCTCTTTCGAGGGGAGCTTCCTGATCAAGTTGTCCGAGTGGAATCGGATCCGGGTTCTCATGGACAAGCCGGGGGACATGCACCTGCTTTTGATGGGCTCGGGTGGATACAGCCAGTTCGAAGCGGTGCACTTCTCCGGGAAGGACTTCGTCGTCAACGCTCTGACCGTCAACGGTGAATACCCGAAGCTGCGCGACCTGTTCGCCAAGGAATACTCGTCGCACATGGTGTTCTCGGCCGCGGCCATGAAACGAGCTTCCCGGGTCATCGGGTCGACCACCGAACGGAACCAGCCTTTCGAGCTGACCAGCGCCGAGGATCGCACTGCGCTTCGAATCAGTACCACCTGGGAAGAGAACCCGGCGAAGTCGCCGCTGATCCCGGCGGAGGGTGAAGCCGACGTGCGAACTGCGTTCAACCCGTACTTCTACCAGGATGCGCTCAGAGCGCTGCCCGGCGACAAGGTGCGTCTCTCGTTCGCAACGATGGCTCAGCCTGTCCGGATCACCAGCGGTCTGGAACCCCTCGACTCGGTCGTGCTGGAACAGCTGGTTATGCCGGTTCGCCTGCCGCCGAAGCAAGACAAATAGGCCGTCAATCCTTGTTTCACAGAAAACAAACCAAAAACATTGTATTGGAGGAAATCGTGACCGAGATTCAGACCCACATCTACGAGGACGAAGAAGTGCGCACCCTTCTCGTCGACGGGCAGCCCTGCTTCATCGCGAATGACCTGTGCGAAGTGCTCGGGTTGGCCAATCCGCGCACCAGCCTCGCTTTGCTCGACGAGGACGAAAAGGGTGTACACACTATGGACACCCTTGGCGGAGACCAGCAGATGGCCTACGTGACCGAAGCCGGGATGTACTCGCTGGTGCTGCGCTCGCGCAAGCCGGAAGCGAAGGTGTTCAAGCGGTGGCTGACGCACGAGGTGCTTCCAGAGATTCGACGCACCGGCATGTACGCGGTCAAACCGAAGACCCTGGAAGAGCGTGCTCTGGAAATCGTGGGGGAGCTGCAGTCCGTCGTCGCCAATCAGGCGCAGGAGCTGGAAGCCGCCCGCCCGAAGGTAGCCCAGATCGACATGTACCGGCAGGCCGAGGGCCTGCAGACGATCAGTGACCTCGCCAACCAGCTGCAGGTATGGGCGCAGTCCAACGCGCCTGCCGCAAGGGTGCGGCACCAGGATGTATTCGACCTTGCCGGCGAACTGCACATCATCATCCGCGGGGAGACCGTCCGCCGCAACCAGGCCACCGCGCAGGCGGTCAAGGCTGACTGGGTCAAGGTCAAGGAATCCATCATCGGTTCCGGCGACAGAGAGCGCGTCGTGTTCTCGGTCAGACTCACGCACCGCGGTGCCGGACGTCTCTGGGACGCCGCTATCGCACGCCTGTCCGCAGGCGAACCCATCTACAGGAAGAAGGCAAGCTAATGACCGTTGAAGAATTGCTGGGAAGCGTGGCCGGGCTCATTGAGCAGTACGGCCCAATCATCATCGTGCTGTACTGCGTCTTCGCGGTCGTAGTGCTCGGCCTGGTAATCACCATTTTCGTTTTCGTGCTGCGACAGTTCCACCGCATAAATCGTGACTTCGACGATTTCGACCGACGCCACCGGGGTGGTCGGTGGTGAGCCTCCAGATCACCGTCTACGCCAAGGACGACTGCGGCGACTGCGCCCGCACGAAGATGCTTCTCACCCAGAAGGGCATCGCACACGCGACGAAGCACGTCGCCGAGGATAACGCCAAGCTGATCGCATCGCTCCGCTCGATCTCTGACGCGAAGGGCATCCCTCTGGGCATGCCCATGGTCGAGGTAACGAACCTCGACCTTGGCGAAACAGAACAGTGGTTCGGGCACCGCCCCGACCTGGTCCTGCAGCACATCATCAACCCGACAAGAAGAAGAGGCTAACCATGACCGAGAACATCACCGTATGGGAGCTTGGCGAAGACAGCGAACTGTGGCTGGTCACCGGCACCACCGACGCGCACAGCGCCGACGAAGCCGTGCGCCAGTGGGTCGAAGCAACAACCGGGGAAACCATCGAAGCGCTGCACGACGCAGACGACCTGATCGAATTCAGGGTCACCCGCCGCACCGATTGGGCATGGCGGCCGGGCCTGAACCCGGACGACCCAATGGAAGATGCAACGCTACTCCACGGAGGCCCGACCAAAACCGGCATCCTGCCGACCTTCACCGGGTTCCTGGTGCAAGCATGAGCGTCATGATCGAAGCCCGCCGCCTCAACGGCACCGACCTCGGCCGCACCATCGGCAACTTCGGAGTCCTGAAACAGGTATCCCACGGAACACTCCAAGTCGAGGTCGAAGAAGACAACGGCAACCTGAACCCCATGAACCTCAAAACGGTCATCATCAAAACCAGCACCGGTGAATACGCACTCACCCCCAGCACCAAAATCACCATCACCGGCAAGCGCTCGTCGGAGTCCGGGCAGTGAGCGCGTGGTCGTGGCTGGTGCTGGGCATCGGCTTGCTCGTGTTTCAAGCACCGTTCCTAGCGTGGACTCTCGCCAGATTCCTCCGCGTATCCATCGACAACGAAAGGAAAGCCGATCATGAGCAGTCCAAGTATCGCTAGAGCGATAGACCTGGCCAAGCGCGCCGAGCACTGCCGGAAGACCGGTCAGCCGCGCATGGCAGCGCTGTACGAGAAGAACCTGCGCCAGGCACTCCGCAAGGTCGAGAAGGAAGCCCGAGCTGCCCGAATCCAAGCAAATTCATTCCGCGCCTTCCAGTACCTCGGGCAGGACTTGGTCGAAGGCATAGGGGCTATTGCAGAAGGGTTAGCCGCGGTTGTCGAATCCATCGCGGATGCCGTGACTACTGTGCAGAGCACGCGGCAGTCAGATTTCGCGCTCGGCGGTCCCCTGCCAGATTTAGCACCCATACATCAGCGTAGGAGCAAGGAATGAAGCCAGGAATCATCAACCTCGCCAAGCTGAATCGAGCACAGCGCAAGATGCTCTTTGAATGGGCATCGGCGAATGGCGTGCGGCACTACGTGCCGCTTGAATCCCACATGGTGATCACCGGGAACAAGTTCACCGTGGAAACCTTCGACATCGAGCGCATTGGGCAGAAGAACACGAAGTGGGCGCGTCGGTTCGGCTCCCGGAACATGCCGCGTCGTATCCGGACATACCGAATTCGGGTTCCGTTTCGGGCACCCGAGCGAGGCCCATCTGTAGGAGCTCAGTGGGAGGACGAAGTTAATGTCTGAACAGCCCAAGCTAGACCCGTTCGCAGTCGAAGCGACGGCGAAGAACCTCTACAACCAGTATGGGAAGGGTAACTGGGGTGCTGATTGGGATTACCTGCACCCTCGAATCCGCGCCGAGTACACCGACAAGGTAGAAGAGCTCGTCAGTGAGTACTTCGCTGCCGCACTGCCGGGATTGTCCGGCGGTCCATGGTCGGTTACCCAGATCCGTACATACTTCGAGTGGGGCGGGCAGGTGCGCCTAGACCCAGCGGAGTTCGACAGGGTACTGGCCAACGAACGTGCCGAAGCACTCGAAGAAGCGGCAGACGCAATGGACGCCGACGCAAGCGTGCACGATCCGCTGCGACTGAAATCCGATTGGATACGAATCCGCGCCGCACAGCTCAGGCAGGAGACCGAAACCAGATGACCGAGACCCAGGAGCACCAGGGCCCGCCGCAGATGCTCAACCCGGTTCGGGACATGGAAGAGATCCGCATCGGTGAGATCAACTATTTCCACCGCGGGCTCCACGCCCGCATCCCGCTGCCGGGAAACAAGATGATCTACGGGCAGATCGTCTTTGCACTGCACAGCGAGCTGTCCAGCAAGATAGCCCTCCGCTGGGGCGGCGAGCAGATGGAAACCAAAGCCCACCCGGAGCAGATCATCAGAATTGAGGCCACACCATGAACCGTCGAATTTTCCGCTACGAACTCAATGTAGATGACCAGGTGCGCGGACTGCCGGCCGGGAAGGTCGTGCACTTCGCCGACTACCGGATGAAAAATATCACCGGAGAGCGCAACCGTGTTGAAGTGTGGGTCGAAGCCGAGTTGGTCGGGAACAGCTTGTCATTCGATTTCGCAGGCGTGCAGAACGTGCAGATCTTCAGCACCGGGCATCCCATCCCCGACGGCGCCGACCACCTCGCCAGCTGCCTGGCCAGCCAGTTTGTCTGGCACCTCTACCGACTCCCGGAAACCCCCGCAGGAGACAGCTGATGCAAAATACCGAAGCCCGCGCACCGCCGCCGACCACCACACGAAACGAACGTACTGATCCATTTCATGAAAGGAGGGAAAAGAATTGCCATTCTTCCAAGTTGACGACCAACTCCACGTCAATCCCAAAGCATCAGCGCTCGCCGAAAAGGCGTTGCAGGATGACTTGGTGGGGATCGCAGCCATGGGGCTGTGGACGATGGCCGGCAGCGTGACCCAGGCGGCTTTGACCGACGGCCTGGTCTCCCACATCCAGCTGATGAAGATCCTGCTCAATAGTGATGCAGTTGATCTCTTGGCCGGGCAGTTGGTTGAGACGGGCCTGTGGCATACCGCCGGGCATGCATGCGAGCAATGTCCTGCAGTCAAGGAGGGGCATTATCTTTTCCACGACTGGTTCCAATTCGGGTATGACACCGGCGACAACGTACGCTTGGCCAGAGCCAAGCGTAAGGAGCTCGCTGATCCGCAGATTCGCGCCGATGTGTGGGCGCGTGACGCGGAGGACTTCCCGAAGTGTTCCAGGGGAAAATGCCGCTACTGCGGCGACATGGTCTTCAAGAAGACCAGCAAGGGAGACAAGCGCCCTGAATTGGATCACATTGACCCTACCCTTGCCGTGGGTGCCAGGAACATCGTGTTGTCCTGCGCCGCGTGCAACCGGGAGAAGGGCAGACGCAATCCGGAGCAGGCAGGCAAGACCCTGCGCCCCGCTCCAGTCCGTGAAACCGCTTCGGCTTTGTCGAGCTCGACGATCGCACCTTCGGGTCCGCTGAACGTCGCTCCGGAGACCGTCCCGGAATCACCGGCTGTTGAGCTGGGGGCGCAGGATCCAGCCTCACGCTTCGGACTCAACCTCGCCGCCAAGAAGCCGGCAGCCTCCGGCGCTCCGTTGAGCTCGACGATCGCACCTTCGGGTCCGCTGAACGTCGCTCCGGAGACCGTAGAGGCACCGCCGGTCATTCAGGCAGCCACCGCTCTGTCGAGCTCGACGATCGCGCCCAGGGGCCTGCAGAACGTCGCTCCGGAGCAGGACGCCGAACAGGCCGAGGACGAGACCAGCGCGCCTGCCTGGATGATCGAGGAAAACCCCGACATTCCGGCTGCAATGACCAAATTCTCGACCATCGATGGTCCAGTAGACGAACCATCCATGGTCGAAGAGCAAGAAGCTGTCTACGGGCGCGCGCATGCGCGTGCACGGGCTGGCAGGGCAGGGCAGGGCAGGGATGGGTTAAGGGCTGGGTCTGGCCAAGGTCAGCCTGAGCTACCCACTGATTCCTCTAAGCCTCGAAGATCCAGATCCAGACGCAGACGGGGAAAGAAGAATCCTGATCTGCAGTCGCAACCTTCCAGCACTCAACTCTCAGGACAGCAGGACCATGGCACCCATGATGCGGGTGAGGCTCCGGCTGTGTTGACGGGTGGGAGGTACGGGTCCAGGTATTACGGGGTCAAGGGTCAGAAGGTGGACGAGCCGAACGTCGATTGCCAGCTCCATGGATTGCAGCTTCCATGCCGGAAGTGCCAGGACTCGGTCGATGGATGCGCTGCGGGTGGTGGTGCTTGAAACCTGATCAAGTCGAGGGGTGAGTGCGGTTGTTGGATTGTTTGCAGGATTTGATGAGAGGAAGCACAGTGACTCAGGAGAATGTTTTGAGTGAGAAGCAGCAGTTGAAGCGTGGCCGTACGTGGCGGTTCCGTGATCAGTTGCTGGATTGGTCTCCGGAGATTATCGAGGTTGAGGGCGAGGGGCCTCGCGTGGGGATGCAGAAGCCGTTGCTGTTGGAGCTGCAGGAACAGGTGCGTCCGTCGGGGGAGGGTGGTGCTGGTGGTGCTGGGTTTGGCCCTGGTATGCCGGTGGCTGCTGCTGCGTTGGCGTTGATGCAGGATATTGAACGTGAGGTGGCTGATCGGTTATGGTCGTTGCCTCGGCCGGCTCAGGTTCCGGAGAAGCTGGCTCAGCGGATCCAGTATTGGGTGACGTGCTTGAATGATCGTCCTGATCTGATCGATGAGTGCTATACGGTGCTGGGTGGTTGGGTGCAGCGGATCAATGATCTGTTCAATCCCCCTACCGTGGTGCGGTTGCGCCGGAAGTGCCCGGCCTGCAATCTGTCCCATGTATGGGAAACCCTGGATGGGGAGAGGGTGCAGAATCGTGCCCTGGTGGCTGCGATCCGCCCGGCCTCGGATACGCCCGTACTGGTTGAGTGCCGGGCATGTGGCGCCGGGTGGTGTGGGCCGAGCATTCATGAGCTGGAGGAGCTGACGAGACCGCAGGAGTAGTGCGTGTCGCTGGTGGTTTGCATTCCGTAGGTGAGGTGGTTTAAGCTGAGACCACTTGCTACACGTGTATCCAAATCACGGTGATTCGAGAGGGCTGGCCGACATGGCTGGCCCTCTTGTTCGTTAAGGCTGTGGGTTGGAGGTGCAGTGGTGGCGACTTCTCGCACCGGCACGGCGCTGTGGAAGAAGATTGTGGCGCGTGTGCGCTATCGCTGTCGGGTTGTGGAAGGTCAGACGCGTTGTCCTTGGTGCAGTGTGGTGCTGAACTGGGAAGTGTCGAAGCTGCCGAACTCGGCAGAGGTTGATCACATCGTTCCTTCTGCTCAGGGCGGTGCGGACTCGGAGGAGAATGCGTGGGTGATTTGCCGGCGGTGCAACGGCTCCAAGGGGAAGCGTTCACGGCCGCGGAGCGTCGTTCATCACGCGCCGCTGCGCAACTCGGGTCGCTTCTGATGCGGCTCGCTTCGCCCGGCGTGCCCCTGGGGGGTATCCCCTACCCCCTCTCAGCCAATCGCCCCCACCTCGCATAGCGATATATCCCCCCGGGCTTCTGACCTGAGGTTTTGAAAATTATTCGACTCTGACTAGGTGTTTTGCGAATGGCTTGCGCGCTCACCTGGTTGCCGGATTCTGACTAGGCATTTTGTGGTCAAAAACCCCGGAATCTCGAGGATTTTTGCGTTACAACTTGGTAGAATTGAAGCATGAGGAAATGCGAGCACTGCGACAAGGATCTGGCTACGTGGCGTAGCCGGCGTGCTCGCTTCTGCTCGGTCCGCTGCCGCGTTGCCAGGTGCCGCGCCAACAAGCGAATCCCCAAGGATCTGACCAGCCGCAAATGCTGGGTACGCCGCGACGCGCTGAAGCGTCCGCTCACCACCACCGGCGCACTGGCCTCCGTCAGCGTCTCCAACGGCTGGACCTCCTATCAGGACGCCAAGAACGCCACAGCAGGCGTCGGAATGGGCTTCGTCCTGGACGGCTCCGGCATCGGCGTCATCGACCTCGATCACGCGTTCGCTGCCGACGGCACGCTGCACCCCTGGGCGGCCGCCGTGCTGGACCAGAACCCGGACACCTTCACCGAAGTGTCCCAGTCCGGCAACGGGCTCCACATCTGGGGCTACCTCGCCCCGCAGCGCGGAAAGAAACTCCGCGACGGCCGAAACATCGAGATCTACTCCATGGGCCGATACATGGCGCTCGGAACCCCGCGCCGGGGAACCAGCCCAACACTCAAACCACTCGTCGTCCCCATCTAGCGCGGCCCGGTGCTGCGCTCGCCGTGAAGGAGTCAGCACCGATGGCAACCAATGATTTCCCTGAAAAGAACGCGTTGACCGAGGCGGTTCGCCTGGCGGACGGTTTGGGGCGGCGCGTCTCCGTGGTGCTTCACCAGCGTCGGAACGTCTTGCCACAGATTTTTGCCGATACCATGGCGCTGGCCACCCCTACGCGGGTCGCTCGTGTGCGCCGCGTCTACGGCAGTGAGCGTATCGACTTCGCCAGCGGAGGTAACATCCGATTCTTCGCGCCGCCGCGCACGATTGCGGGTGACAGCGCCGATGTGCTGGTGCTATCCGATGAGCTGACAGAAGAGCAACGCGAATACTGCATACCCGCGATTGTCACCAGCAAGAACCCGGCGGTCATCCAGCTCGGTGACCTCGCGAACCGATGAATCACGAACCAGCCGGTCTGGGGGAGCGCGGCGCCCGGGTCTTCCGGTCCCTGACCAAGGACGAGACGAGCCCCATGATCCTTGAAACAGCGATCGAAGCAGCCCGCGCTGCCGACCGGCTCGATGACCTCGACCGTGCGATCCAGGGCGAAGGCGTGCTGGACCTGATGCGCGCCGCACTGGAAGACAACGGCGTCTACGGTGGCGAGCACAAGATCACGATCAAGCTCCAATTCTCCGGAGTCCTCATGGAAGGCCGGCAGCAGCAGGACAACTTCAGGAAGCTCATCGCCGAAGTCGCACGCCTCAAGACGCTAGGCAAGCCAAAGACCGAGGGCGCCACACCGGCCCCAGAAGCGCCGAAGGTCGACAACTCCACGGAGAACGAACTCGACAAGCGGCGCAAGGCGCGGGAGAGGGCGCGCAAACACGGGTAGGACGGTGATGCACGGTGCTGTACGGCAGTCAGATCCCGTTGCACAATACCGCACCGGACGGCGAGGAGTATCTGGACGACCATGGCGAGGACGCGGTCTGGTACGCCCAGAAGTACGGGCTGACCGCCGACCCCTGGCAGAACACCACCGTGTGCTCCTGGCTTCGGCAGACACCGGACGGCAAGTGGGCCTGCGCGGTCGCGGGTGTCACCGTGGCGCGCCAGAACGGCAAGAACGGCGGCTTGGAAGTCGTCGAGCTGTACCTGATGGCCCAGCTCGGGATGAAGATCCTGCACACCGCGCACGAGGTCAAGACCGCGCAGAAGGCGTTCGCCAGGCTCAAGCACTTCTTCGGGGAATCCAAGGACGACCCGAACGCGAAGTTCCCCGAGCTCAACGCCATGGTTGAGAAAGTCCGCAACGTCAACGGCCAGGAAGCGATCATCCTCCGCAACGGGGGAAGCATCGAGTTCGTGGCCCGCTCCAAGGGCTCGGGCCGCGGCTTCACCGTGGACGTGCTGGTGCTCGACGAAGCCCAGGACATCAACGAGGAGCAGCTGCAGGCGCAGTTGCCGACCATCTCGGCCGGCCCGGCGCAGAACCCGCTGACCATCTACATGGGCACCCCGCCGTCGCTGGAAGAGCTGGCCAAGGGAAACGGGCGCCCGTTCCTCCGGGTGCGAACCAACGCGCTCAAGGGCCTGCAGCGCATCGCCTGGGTGGAATTTGGAACCCCCGAGTACATCGAGGACATGACCCCCGAGGAACTGGCCGAGTACGTGCAGGATCCGGCGAACCACGCCAAAGCCAACCCGGCCTACAACCTGCGCATCATGCCTTCCACCATCGAGGGCGAGCTGGGCCAGTTCTCCCCGGAATCATTCGCGCGAGAACGCCTGAACAAATGGCCCAAGAGCCTCGAACACGTCTCGGTCATCCCCACCGAACGGTGGAGCGCCCTAGGCGTCGAACCACCGCCGCTGGCTGTCGCCAACCTCTGGCAGACCGCATCTTTCGGCGTGGACATGAACCGCGAACGAAACCGCGTCTCCATCTCGGTCTCATCATTCGTCCCGGAAGACGAAGAGAAGATCGTCCTGGAACTCATCGGCTCCGCCAAATACGACGACGGCGGCACACCCAAGCTCGTCCAGTACCTCTGGGACCGCGCCAAGCGCATCCACCCGGTAGTGATCGACGGGCGCTCGCCGGCCGTGTCGTTGGTGCCGCATCTTCGGAAGAAGAAGATGAAGGTTCGTGTGCTGGGCGGTGCCGAGTTCGTCGAGGCATCCATGGGGTTCTATGACGCGGTCATGCGTGACAAGACGATCGAGCACCATTCGGAGCCGCGCTTGGACCAGTCCTTGGAGGGCCTGGGCAAGCTGGCCGTGGATAAGACCGGCGCGCAGTGGAAGTTCACGCCGATGGATCTGACCAAGCCGTATCACCCGTTCATGAGCACCTTGTGCGCTCATTACGGGGCAGTCAAATTTGTCCGCCGCCGTATCGGCGAATCCGCCGAAACCCGAGATAGTCACGGGTTCGGTTAAGAATCTGAGGAGGTGCGTTCGTGATTCGTGCACTGGATGACGATGAGCTCAAAGAACACACCGAGATGACTAAGCGCATCGAGGACAAGTACCGGCGCAACAAGCTGAAGCTTGATTACTACGACATGAAAGCCAAGCTGGATTTCATCGGCTTCTCCATCCCAGATGACATGAAGGACTTGGAAAGCGTGATCGGCTGGGCGGCCAAGTCGGTGAACGTCCCATCTGACCGCATCCGGCGCACCGGCTTCACCGGCCCCGAAGGCAACGCGACGCTGACGCGCCTGACAGAGCTGGAGGAAGAAACCGAGTTCCAGCGCCTTGAAACCATGGCCCGGCACTCGGCCGCGCAGACCTCATGCAGCTTCGCGTTCTTCACCCCCGGCGATACCGACGCGGGAGAGCCGGAGAAGATCGTCAGCATCAAGGACGCCACGATGGCCACGGCGATCATCAACCCGCGAACCCAGCAGGTGACCGCCGCACTGGAAGTCGTGGATCGAAACACCCAGTTGCTGTACCGGCCGTTCGTGACGCTCCGCTTGGAGCGCCGCGGCGGACGCTGGGTGGTCGCCGACGAGTACGAGACGGGCACTCGCCGGGTACGCTGCACCCCGTACACATGGCGCCCGGAGCTTCGCCGGCCTTTCGGCTCGGCACGCATCAACCGGGCCGTCATGGGGCACATCGACCGCGCGGTGCGCACGATCCTCCGCCAGGAAGTCAACGCCGAGTTCTACAGTTCGCCCCGCGGTGTTCTCGAGGACGCGCACAAGGGTGCGTTCTTCGACAAGAGCGGCAAGCGGATTGACCCGTTGCGCGCCATCGGAGCGATCTGGGGCATCCCGGCCTACCGGGACATGGAAACCGGCGACATGCGCTCGCCGGCCTTCAAGCAGCTGACCCAGGCGTCGTTCCAGCCGCACTCCGAACTTCTGCGCAGTATCGCCATGAACTTCCACGCCGACACTGACATCCCCCTCGGTCAGCTCGGAGTGGTTCAGGACAATCCATCCTCGGCCGACGCGATCCGTGCCGCGGAGGATGGGTTGATCGCCGTCTGCGTGACGCAGAGCGACCACTTCGGGTACAGCTCCCGGAGCGCCGCGCTGAACATGCTGTCCTTGGAAGCGCCCGACAAAGAGATGGACGCGATCACCAAAGACATGGCGAAGATCCGGCCGAAGTTTGCGAACCCGGCGACCCCAACGCCGGGTTCGCAAGCTGACGCTGGCTCCAAGTTCGTGACGGCATTCCCCGATCTGCAAGGCTCGGATCTGGCGCTGGAACGCTTCGGGCTGGACTCCGACGAGGTCAGCAGGGCCAAGGAGTACATGCAGTCTAAGAACGGCAAGAGCGCGCTGCAGCAGGCGCTGGAAGCCGCGTCGGCACGCCCCCAGGCGCAAGCATCCGGACAGCAGAAAGTGCTGCACCCGCTGGAGGAACAGAAGCTACGCGCCGAGATGCTCGGCCTGCTGCGCCGCGCCGGCGTCACCGCGGAAGCAGCGGCGAAGTCCGCCGGCCTTGAAGGCATGGAGTTCGTGCCAGGTAACCCGGTGACCATCCGCGAAGAGCCGGCCTGATGGCCAGCAGCGAGGAAGCCCGCCAGCTCCGTGCCGCAAACGCGGAGCTGGTCGGGCTGGTCACCGACGAGCTGGAATCGATCTTCTACGCACTGAATCTGGAACGCCCGGAACAGACCCGCGACGCGATGATCGAAGTCCTGCCGCTCCTCCTGGACAAGTACGGGCCAATCGCCGGGCAGATCTCGGCCGATTGGTACCGCATGATGATGCCAGGATCCAAGCCGGAAGTGATCGGCTCGAAGATCAAGCTCGAACAGATCCAGCGAAAAGTTCATTGGGCCGCCGCCGACCTGTTCACCGACAACCCGTTCGCCACCCTCCGCAAGCTCACCAGCACCATGGGAGTCTGGGCCCGGCAGCCGGGACGGGAAACAATCCAGATCAACGCGAACCGCGACAAGGTCGGATGGGGACGAATCCCCAGCGGGCCGAAAACCTGCGCATTCTGCCTGATGCTGGCCAGCCGCTCCGGCGCATGGCTCTACAACAGCGAAGAATCCGCACTCCGCGCCGGCCACGGCGACAAATACCACCACGAATGCAACTGCGAGCCAATGCTCATTCGTGGAGCTGACGACCTCCCCGACACCGGCTTCGACCACCGCGGCGCATACGTGGCCTACTCGCAGGCCATCGAATCCGTCGGCGGAGCCGCATCCCCGGACGAGATCACCGCGGCCCTGCGCCGCATGTTCCCAGACCTCCTCACCGACGGGGTCCACGAAATCTACTGAGCAGGACAGGCGCGATGCCTGCCCCGCTGCACGTCTCGCGATGAGACACCACCACCCACCAAAGGAGCACATCACCATGCGCAAACCCACCCCACCAGCCTTCTTCGAACCGCTGCCCTACTACATGACCGCGATGGGCATGCAGGGAGCGCGATTCATCGAAGGCAACGACGGGTCCGGATCCGGCGAAAGCGGCAATAACGGCGACGGCGAGCAGGGCGGCGACAACCAGGAAGGCGGAGAGGGAGGCAACGACCAGGGCGAACAGCTCAAGGAGTCGGGCAAGAAAGCCCTCGAAGCTGAGCGCAAACGCGCCAACGAACTGGACAAGCTGCTGAAAGCCGAGCAGGCCAAGACCAAGGCCTTCGAGGACGCGAAGCTCACCGACGCCCAGCGCGCCGAAAAGAACACCAAGGAGCAGCAAGAAGAACTCCAGCAGCTCCGCCGCGACAACCTCCGACTCACCGCGCTCGCCGGTCACTCGATTCCTGAGAAGTATCAGGCGTTGGTGAAGGGCGAGACGAAGGAAGAGCTGGATGCCTCGGCTGCATTGATCGCTGAACTTCTGGCTCGCGCCGGTGGCTCCGGAGACGGGAAACCTGGCCAGAAGCAGGACAAGCAGGAGAAGCGTGATCCGGTGCCCGGTTCGGGTTCCGGTGGTGATGGCCCCAGCCAGAAGAGCTTCGCGGCCGGCGCGGAGCGCTACAAGCAGCGCAACCCGAAAAAAGACTAGAGAGGAAGAAACCCCATGGATCTGAGCATCAAGCGCGTGACCTTCGGAGTCGAGGATCAGTCCTGGCTCGGTTCGGCCCACGGCACTAACGCCGCGCAGACGATCACCCTGGACGTCTCCACGTTCACCAAGGCCACCCACTACCCGGAAGGCCTGCTGAAGTCCGGCCTGCCGCTGATGAAGCTGCCCAGCGGGAAGTACGGACTGCACACCGGCCCGGCCGAACCAGTGGCAGATACCCCGGTGCTGGCCGGGTTCCTGTTTACGACCACCCGCGCTCCGGAGAGCTCGGCAACGCCGATCGGCGCCGCCCTGCTGGAACACGGGCGCGTGAAGGTCGCGAACCTGCCCGTACCCGTCGACCCGGCTGTGCAGGCGACCGCCGCCGGCCGACTCATCTTCGCCTAGAAAGGAACATTTCTCATGGCACTGACCCTTGATGACCGTTATGTCGCTCCGCAGGAGCTGACCGGTTATGTACGTGAAGCGCTCTCGGACCTTCCGCAGAACGCGTTCAACCTGGAAACCTACCTGCCGGACAACCCCGTTGATGATATCGAGTTCCGTGCGGTGACCGGTGGCCGAGGCCTGACCCAGGTTGCGAAGTTCCGCAGCTTCGACACCGAGTCGAATATCGGCAAGCGCGAGGGGATCGCCAAGATCTCCGGCGAGCTGCCGCCGATCTCGGAGAAGATCCGCCTGGGCGAGTACGACCGCTTGAAGCAGCGCAAGGCCGACACCGCGATTGCCGATGCGATCATGGACGACGGCGTGAACCAGGCAATGAAGATCCTGGCCCGCGCCGAAGTCGCCCGCGGTGAGCTGCTGCAGACCGGAAAGGTGACCATCACCGAGAACGGTCTGGGACTCGAAGTGGACTTCGGCCGCAAGGCCACCCACAGCCCGACCGCGGCAACCCTGTGGAACGCCCCGGGCTCCAAGCCGATCGATGACCTGCTCGCATGGGTTGCGGTCTACCGCAAGACCAACGGCATCAAGCCGGAGACCATGCTGACAGACCAGCAGGTCGTGTCGGTGCTGATGCGTCACGAGCAGATCCGGTCGATGACCCTGGCTCCGGGCGCAACCACCCAGATCGTCACCATCGACGCGATCCAGGCCCTGTTCACGTCCCTCGGCCTGCCGCGCATCGAGGTGTACGAAGCGCAGGTCGCGGGCGACGACGGCGACGCCGTGGACATCTTGGACCCGAAGAAGGTGACCCTGCTGCCTCCGCTGACCGCCAAGATCGGTGAAACCACTTGGGGCACCACCGCCGAGGCGCTGTCTCCGGCCTACAAGCTGGACGAGGAGATCCGCCCGGGCATCGTGGTTGGTTCCTACTCGGATCAGGATCCGGTCGCGCAGTGGACGAAGGCTAGCGCCATCATGCTTCCGCTGGCGCCGAACACCAACCTGACGCTGGCCGCCAAGGTTCTCTAGAGCCTGCCGCGCCACATCGACGCCCGCCGGCGGTTCCGCAGCCCGCGAGGGTTCGGGACCGCCGGCCGGGCGCACCAGACTCGATACAGAAAAGGAGCGTGAACCAGATGCCAAAATTTACCGCGCACGTTCACCTTTACGATGAAACGGGTGTCCTCGTGTCGTTCGCCCCGGGTGACATCGCGCCGGCATGGGTCAAGACACTGGCCGGAGCCCACGTCCTGGACAAGCCGTTCAGCAGCAACAGCCCGTCGAACCGCAACCGTCAGGCGGCCGCCAAAGCCGACCCGAAGAAGCAGGAACCGAAGGGCCAGGAAGAATCTGGCACCTCGGAGAAGGAAAACGATGAGGAAGCTGGCAAGGAGTCCGAAGACGCCGGCAAATCGGAAGGCTCCGACGCTGAAGACGACGAGCTGTCGTTCACCAGCGAGGAATCGGACGAAGAGGGCAAGGGCCAGTAATGGCTTCGCCCTTCGCGAACCTCGCGGACCTGCGCAAGCACTGGCCAGCCCTACCCGCCGAGGATGAAACCGAAGCGGAGCAGAAGCTGATCGAGGCGGCGCTGATGATCCGCCAGCAATTCAAGGACATTGATTCGCGGATTGCGCGCGGCGACATCGACGCCGACGTGGTCAAGCTGGTGGCGTGCCGGATGGTCAGGCGGGCCATGGACCTCCCGGAGGACGTTCCTGAGAACGCTGGCCAGCTCAGCTTCGCGGCCGGCGGCTTCTCGCAGTCGATGACCTTGCGGAACACGGACGGCTCGCTCTATCTGGGCAAGCAGGACATGAAGCTGCTGGCCCCGGACGACGAGTCCGGCCAGTTCTTCAACCTCATGCCGGGAAGGTGAGCACCGATGGGTATCGTGTCCAGGTTTCCGAAGTCGTGGAAGATCACCGTCGAGGTGCACCGCTCCGGCGGGTCCGACGACAACGGCGACCCGAAGCCAGTGCAGGTCATCAGCCTGAAGGAATGCTTGATCGGCCCGCGCTCGTCCACGGAGAAAGATTCCGCCTCGGACGCTGCGACCAGCGAGCTGTCCTTGTTCCGGGATCCTGACCCGGGCTTCCGCTTCAAGTCGACCGACCGGATCGTGGTTCCTGCAGGAGCATTCAACGCCGGGTCTTACCTGGTGTCGGGGCGGCCGCGGGAATTCCCCATCGGCGTGGAAGTGCCGCTGGAAGGGGTGGGCCCGGATGTCTAAGCACTACGAACAGGATGCCACGGGGCTCGCCGAGGTCGCCCGGTCGCCCAAGATGCAGGCCGCGATGGTTGGCATCGCCACCGCGGCGGCCGCCGGAGGCCGGGCGATCAGCCCTGTGGACTCCGGAGAGTACCGCGACAGCTTCCGGGTTGTGCCCACCACGAACACGGCGGGCTGGAAGCGGGAAAAGCGCGCCGCGGCGCGCATCGAGAACGTGGCGCCGCACGCGGCAGCAGTGGAGCGCCGAAACAAGATCCTATCCAAACTCGCCTCCATCATCGAGAGCGGGTAACCCCATGATGGAGGTATCGCATGTTCGTATTCCCTGACGCAGCAAAATGCGTGAAGGCCGAGCTGGAGGCCGTCGGCTTTGACGCTACCTTGCAGCTGAACCCCGAGGACCTCGATGGACGCGAAATCGTGCATATCAAGGACATCGGCGGGACAGAGCAAAGCGTGTTCCGCACAGACCGCCTCACCGTGGACGTATACGCCCAAGGTCGCACCGCAGCCAAGGACCTCGCAGAGGCAGTCCGCGCTGCGCTCCTGGATCGTCCGCTGGACACCCCGGACGGTGTGGTCGACAGCGTCAAGGTCGACGTGGTCCCCACCAAGGAGGAATTCCCGTCCGCCACCCTGGTCAAATTCACCGCGATTTACCGGGCCGAGACCCGGCCGATCTAGACCGCCCATCCTAGAAGAAACCACCACCAAGCCCTTCCACCCGGGAGGGCTTTCTTTATGCCCGGATACCGGGCGGAAAGGTCGTGTGAGCAATGACTGCACAGACTTGGGGCGCTTTCCAGAGCGCCAACGAAAACGCGAAGGGTGTCCGCAAGACGCTCGGCGCTGCCCTGTTCCTCGCACCGGAAGATGCTGCGGTGCCGGGGGAGCTGGTCGACGCGACCGGCCTGCTCATCAATGAGCTGCCCGCCGGGTACCTTGCGGTCGGCCTGCTGTCTCCGGACGGCATCAACCACGAGCGCGAGACCGACTCCGAAGGTGTGCCGGCGTTGGGCCACCTTTCGCCGATCCGCGAGGACGTCACCGGGGACACCCGCAGCATCACCTTCACCGCGCTGGAAACCGTGCGCGCCAACGTGGTCGCACTGGTCGAAGGCATCACCCTTCCAGAAGTGTCGGCGGCCGGACTCGTCCGCTACTCGGTGCCGGACTTCCCGCAGAACAAGTTCTACCGCTGCGTAGCGATCACCTTCGACGGCTCGATCACCGAACCGTGGTTCGAATCCAAGTTCTACCCGCGAGTCTCCGTGACCAGCTTCCCCTCGGAAGCCTGGACGCAGTCCGATGCCCGATCGTTCGAGATCGGCCTGAAGGCCTACCCGGATTCGGAGCTCGGCTACATCAAGGACGAGCAGAAGGGCGGCCTCGGCTTCAAGAAGAACGCCGAAGCCCTCGGCTGGGAGATCGCCACCCCGTAGCCGCGGCCTATCAATACTTCGTGGCGGCTGGTTTCTCTGGGTGTTCCAGCCGCCACGGATTTACCTCCAACACCCGAACTCTTCAACCAAGGAGCACACCATGACTGTCCTGGTAAGCCCAGACAAGAAGATCGAAATCCCGACCGAGAATCCGACCGAAATCGTGCGTCTCAAGGCCGAAGGCTTCACCGTGAAGCCCGGAACCGACAAGCCCACGGATAAGCCGGCCAGCACCCCGGCCAAGTCCACCAAGTAACCACCCAAAACACCCAGAAAGCAGGTTCGTCATGACCGATGCACCAAAGATCAACGCCACCCTGAACGATCTCGATTCCGGAGCTCAGGCTGGTTCCTTCGTCCTGGGATTGAAGGGCGGCAAGCGCATCACCTTCCCGGACCCGGGCGCGATGGAATGGACCGCTGCCGAAGAATTTCTTCAGGACCTGCAGTCGCAGAACACCCGCGGAATGCTGGAAAAGTGGCTGTCTGAAGCTGACTTCAAGAAGCTGCTCGCCGACAAGCTGAACCTGTACCAGATCAGCGAGCTGGGCAAGCTGGTGAACGCCCACTACGAAGCGATCTTCGGTGAGCAGGGAAACGGCATCGGCTCCTAGGAGCCCTGTACCGGTACCGTGACGCGATCACCGCAGACCTTGCGCAGGTCTACGGGGCAGACCTCGAACAGCTGTGGGGCGCTCGCCGATGGGCGCACCTGCTGCGGCTGATTGACGGCCTGCCCGACGCGTCACGGTACAAAGCCGCGATCCTCAACGATCCGGAGATGGCACGGCTTCTGGTGGAGCAGGAAAGCGGAGGCGAGTACTCGGCACCGATCGAGGAATGGGACACGGCGAACAAGATCGCCGCCATGACCTATGACCGGATGGGCGAGCTCATCAAAGCAGTCCTGTCCACCATCCAGGTGCAGAAGGGCAAATCGCCACCGAAGTACCCGGCCAAGCCGTTCCCCGGCCCGCGCACTGCGGTCGAGGACGCTCGGAAGGCATTGGCCCGGGAAACCGGGCAAATGCTCATCAACTGGGCCACCCCTCACGCCGCCGACGGCTAAAAACACCCTCCAAAGATTCGCTCGTTTACGACCTTCTGAGGAGGGTGTTTTGGCATTTAATGCTGGCAACGCATTCGTGACAGTCACGCCACGATTCGTCGCGTTCCAAACCTACGTGCGCCGTGAGATGAACTCGGTCATGCCCACCGAGGGGCGCTCCGCCGGCAACGCCTTCGGCAAGTCAATGTCCGAAGGCGCGCAGGCCGGAATCAACTCCGAACTGCCAGGACTCAAGCGTGCCGCCGAAGCCGCAGGCAAAACCGTACAGTCCGCCACCGAGAAAACCGTCAAGGCCCGCGACACCGCGGCCGACGCGGTCGGCAAGCTGCGCGTCGCCGAAGAGAAGCTGAACCAGGTACGAGACTCGGGCAAGGCGACTCCGGACCAACTGGCCGCGGCCGAGGAGCGCGTGGCCTCCGCACAGCGCAAGGTAGAACAGACCTCCCGCGCCGCCGAGAGCGCGCAAAAGACCTACGTCGAGGCCATGAAGACCTCGTCCGCGGCCCACGAGACCCTGCAGAAGGCCGCCGAGGAATCGGAAAAGGCCACCAAGGACGCAGGCAAGTCCTCCTCCGAAGCATCCAAGACCTACGCCTCCGGCTGGCGCGGCGTGGGCCAGCGCATCAAGGGTGCGCTGACCGGCGGCGTGAAGACCGCTACCGCGGCCGCCAAGAAAGAAGCAGAGTCCGGCGGCAAACGCGCCGGCACCGGATTCTCCAACGCATTCAAGGGCGCCGTCACCGGCGTAGCAGCAGGCTTCTCCGTCGCCGCCGTCGGCGGCTTCGTCAAGGACTCACTCGACCTCGCCGGAGCAGCAGAGCAGTCCGTCGGCGCCATCGACACAGTCTTCAAGCAGAACTCCGCCGTCATGCACCAGTGGGCCGCGGACGCGAAGAAGAACGTCGGCATCTCCTCCAACGAGTACCGCGAACTGGGAACCCTGCTCGGCTCCCAGCTCAAGAACGCCGGCACCCCCATGGACGAGCTCGCCGACAAGACCAACGGCCTGATCGGCATGGGCGCCGACATGGCCTCCATGTTCGGCGGCACCACCAAGGAAGCCGTCGAAGCGATCTCCTCAGCCCTCAAAGGCGAAATGGACCCCATCGAGCGCTACGGCATCACCCTGAGCCAGACGGCACTCGAAGCAGAAGGCCTGTCCAAGGGGATCCTGAAACCAGTCGTCGACTCGGAGAAGGTCTCCGAAGCAGCAACCAAAATGGCGCTGGCCCAGAAGAAGTACAACGAGGTCGTCAAGAAGCACGGCAAGGAATCCGACCAGGCCCAGCGCGCACAGCTGGCACTGACCTCCGCGGAGCGCGCCTACAACAAGGCGACAGCCGGCAAGGTGCCGAAGCTCGACAACGAATCAAAGGCGCTCGCCGTGCAGTCGGCGCTGTATGCGCAGTCGGCTGACGCGCAGGGCAACTTTATGCGCGAGGAAGACACCTTCGAGCACAAGCGCCAGGTGGCGATCGCTTCCTGGCAGGACTTGAAGCAGACCCTCGGCAATGTTTTCCTGCCCGCGGCGACGCAAGTGTTTTCTTTCATCGGTGACCAGGCGATTCCGGCTCTGGAGTCGTTCGGCGGCTGGGTGAAGCAGAACGAGGGTTGGCTGAAGCCACTGGCAATCGCGGTGGCTTCGGTGGCCGGCGGGTTCCTCGCGTTCAGGGGCGCCATCTCGATCATCAGCGGTCTCACGACGGTTGTGACCGGGTTCAAGGGCGCTTTCGCGGCGCTGAACGTGGTCATGAAGGCGAACATCTTCGGCATCATCATCAGCGCGATTGTCGGGCTGGTGGCCGTGTTCATGTACTTCTGGAACACGAACGAAGGCTTCCGGAACTTCTTCATCAACGCGTGGGAGGCGATCAAGAACGCCGTCGGCGTCGCCGTGGAGTGGATCAAGGGCGCACTGGCGACCATGGGCGACTTCTTCAGCACCGTCTGGGGAGGCATCAAGGTCGGCGTAGCTGCGGTAGTGGACTTCTTCACCAACACAGTCGCGCCGATGTTCGTGTGGTTCTACGAGAATGTCATTACCCCGATCTGGAACGGCATCAAACTGGTCATTGCCATTGCCGTGACCGCGGTGATCGGCATCATCAAGATGTGGGTCTGGGTGTGGCAGAACATGCTTGCGCCGGCGATCACGTTCGTGTGGGAGAAGATCCTCAAGCCCACGTTCCAGGCGATCGGCAACTTTTTCGCGTGGGTGTGGACGAACCTGCTGAAGCCGGCATTCGACGCGCTCGTTGCCGGATTCAAAGCGGTCGGCACGTTCTTCTCCTGGGTGTGGACCTCGCTGCTGAAGCCGACGTTCAAGGCCCTCGGCGATTTCTTCGTCTGGGTTTGGAATACGCTGCTTAAGCCAGCTTTCAATTGGGTAAAGCAGAGTTTCACGAATATCGTAAATTCGATTAAGTGGACTTGGAATAACGTCCTCAAGCCGGTTTTCAACGCCCTGGGCACTTTCTTTAAGTGGGTTTGGGAAACGATTCTGAAACCGGCGATTGACGCGGTGAAGAATCACTTCCAGAATTTCGTGAACAATGTCAAGTGGTTCTGGAATAACATCCTGAAGCCAGTGTTCAATGCGGTGGGCACGTTCATGCGCGATACGGTCGCACCGATTTTCAAGCGTGCCGTGGACACCATCAAGGACGTGTGGTCGTCGATCAAGGGGGCATTCAAGAACGTCTGGGATTGGGTTTCTGAGAAGGTTTTCGACCCGGTCAAGAAGCTCATCACCGAGACGATCCCAAATGCCTTCCAGACCGGTGTGGATTCCATCAAGGAAGCTTGGAATAAGGTCGCGAATATCGCCCGGAAGCCAATCAACTTCGTGATCGAAACCGTCTACGGCGGCCTGCGAAGCACCTTCAACAAGGTGGCCGACACCCTCGGCCTGCCCGACGACTGGCGCCTGCCTGAGGTCAAGCCGCTCGGTGAGTTCTACACCGGCGGCTGGACGGGCCCGGGGCACAAGTACCAGGAAGCCGGTATCGTCCACGCGGACGAGTTCGTGGTCCGCAAGGAGTCGCAGCGTTCGATCGAGCGCAGCGCCCCGGGCTTCCTGGACGGGCTGAACCGGTTCGGTGCGAAAGCGCTCGGCTACGCGAACGGCGGATTCGTCCGGCCGGTCAAGGGAGGCGCCTACACCTCACGGTTCGGAGCTTCCCGCGGACGGTACCCGCACGCCGGCCTGGACATCGCGGTGCCCATTGGCACACCAGTGTTCTCGCCGATGGACGGCACCGTCCGGGTCGCCAAGACCAACGCGGTCACCGGCCGCACCGGCCTCGGCATCCTGGTCGATCACGCCAATGGCATCTCCACCTACCAAGGCCATCTGTCGCAGCTCATCGCACAGGCTGGACAGCAAGTGAAAGCCGGCCAGCAGATCGCCCTCTCCGGCAACACCGGCCGCTCGTCCGGACCACACGTCCACTCGGAAGTGTGGATCAACGGCAAGCCGGTGGACCCGTGGAGCTACATCAACGGCGGAGCCACCCCGACAGGAGGCTCCGGCGGTGGAGGGTGGAACCCGCTGCAGGCCCTGTTCGACCTGAAGGACAAGATGGTCGCCGACTTCACCGACCAGTTCGGTTCCAGCAACATGCTCGCCCAAATCGCGAGTGGTGCGCTGGGCCGGCTGTTCACCGGTCCTCTGGACTGGATCAAGGAGAAGGCGGCAGCCGTCGGCGACTTCGCACAGGACACCTGGGGCAACGTCAAGGACGTGTTCAACGGCAAGGACTCAGAAGCCCAATCTGCAGTCCGCAACGTCGCCAACGGGTACGGCTGGGGAACCGGACGCCATTGGGACTCCCTGTCGAAACTGATCAACAAGGAGTCCTCGTGGAACCCGAACGCCCAGAACCCGACATCGTCGGCGTACGGACTGTTCCAGTTCCTCAATAGCACCTGGTCCGGCGTCGGAGGCCGCAAAACCTCCGACCCGGCACTCCAGGCCCAGTACGGCCTGAAGTACATCCAGCAGCGCTACGGAGACCCCGAGAAGGCCTGGGGCTTCCACAAGAAGAACAACTGGTACGCAAACGGCGGCCGGGTCACCCCCGTGCCGGCGTTTGCCAAAGGCGGACTCGCCAAGGGCATCGCCCTGGTCGGCGAGAACGGCCCCGAGCTGGCGAACTTCTCGTCCACGGCGCGCATCAGCACCGCGGACATGACCTCCCGCATCCTCGACGGCGCCGGACTGCAAACACAGCTCGCCGCCACCCAAGGACTCGGAGCCGGGTACATGGACGCCATCCTGAAATCCATCGAGGTCACCAGGCACGTCTCAGACGGCCGCGGATTCGAAGGAATCCGCATCGACCGCGTGGAACTGCCACCGCGGGCCACCGTGGACGACCTGGTCGGAGCGCTCAAGTTCGAGAAGCGCATGAGCGCGAGAGGCGGTGCTCGATGAGGTTTCGTTTCGACGGGGTCGAATTCGGTGACAAGCTCCCATTGTTTGTCACCGACTTCGACCAAGGCACGACCGAGTACCGGACGAACGACACCGAGCGCTCGCAGGGTGACGGGATGATTGCCGGCCGGGACTTCCTCGGCGGGCGTACCTGGGGGTTCAGCGTGTCGACGAACATGCGGAACTTGCCGGATGCGTCCATGGTGGAGTCCCGGCTGGCGGCCGCTTGGCATAACCCGAAGCACCGTAGTAAGTCGCTGGCGCTCGTCCCGCTCTCTTATGAGCTGGGCGGGCGCTGGCGGCGCGTGTATGGCCGGCCGTCGCGGTATGCGGGCATTCGCGGGGACATTCAGGCGGTGCAGGGCCATGGCCGGATCGAATGCGATTTCCGGATCCATGACCCCCGCTATTTCGATGACGTCGAAACAGTGTTGCCGTTGCCGATTGTTCCGGCTTCGACTGGCGGGCTGATGGCGCCGTTGGTGGCGCCGTTGTCGACCGTCCGGTCTTCGGCGCCGCGGGCCGGATTCGTCGACAACACCGGGACCGCCCCCACGCCGCTGAAAGTGATTTTCAAAGGGCCGGTCGTGGATCCCTACGTCCGTTCGGCAGCAGGGTGGGAGATCGCATTGAATGCGACGATCCTGCCCGGGCAGACGGTCACGGTGGATGCCTTAGCGGGGAGTGTGCTGCGCGGTAATGCTCCGGCCGCTGGGCTGCTGACCCGTAAGACGCGATTGTCTTCCGCGGTGCTTCCTACGGGTGTATCTGACCTTACTTTCGGTGGTATTGATCCAACGGGGACGGCTTCGGTCGAACTTCGTTGGCGCAATGCCTACTGGAATATCTAACTGAGGAGACTGTTTTGGCTATTGATTCAACCCCCTGGTTCGTGGGAGGTGGTGCCCAGCATTCACCTGAGATTGCTCGGGTGCTGGCCTACGCGGCTACTTCCGGTGCTGAGGGTGTGGTGGAACCGCCTTCCCTGCGGGTGACTGCGCAGTCCACTCCGAACGGTACGGTGTCGGTGCGGCCAGGTGCTGCGTTGATCCTGAACCGATATGCGGGTGGCGGTCAGCAAACCTATGTGCTGCGCAACGCGTCGGCAACATCGGTGGCAATTCCGGCGACGGGTGCTGGGGCGAGCCGGACGGATGCGATCATCGCCCGTGTACTGGACCCCCAATACGAGGGATCAGCACCAGCCGACCCCGTCACGTTCCAGTACTCGAAGATTGAACATATTGGCTCGGTGCCGGCGAACCTGACTGACATCAAGCAATTGAATCTGACCTACCCTGCTGTTTTGTTGGCTCGGATCCAGATCCCGGCTTCTACGGGCACGATTACGAGCGGGATGATCACTGATTTGCGAGAAGTGGCTATCCCGCGCCGGGAGAGCGTCTTGCGGACCTACGCGTTTACCAGTGGCGAGGGGAAGATCCTTGGAAACACCACGGCTTACCCCACCGGGTCCACGTGGGCTGAGGAAGCACCTGACGCGTGGGGCCCGATCCGGATCCCGTCGTGGGCCACCAGGGTTCGCATCACGGTGATGTGGGCTGGCGTAGGTTGCCCTGCCGGGAATGCGAAGGGGTACGTGTGGGCGCAGATCGGCTTGAACTCGAATCCTGATCGAGTGATAACGCAAGGAACGAAATACGATACCGCGTCATCCGGCGGTTGGACACGGCAGGTGTTCATCGCAGCTGACGATAAATACATCCCGGCGTCGTTACGTGGCACCGAGCAGAAGATCTACCCGCGCGCGAACGTGGATGCCTCTGTGCCGACAGCCTCGCGAGTGCAGCTGGATCCTGGTTCATCGATCATTCTGCAGGCGGAGTTCATCGAGACCGCCGATTAGGAGGCATGGTGTCTGACTGGCGTTTTCATTTGCTGACGCTGCCCGGCGGCGTGTGGGTAGATCGCGATCTGCCGTTGCAGGACGCTCAAGTGGTTACCGCATTGTCAGCCCCTGCGTCGATCAGCGGTCAACTTCCGCTCGGCTACCGGGGAATTGAAACCCCCGGCGGTCAACGGGCTTTGGTGGAGTGGGGTGCTGGGATTGTCGCTGAGCAGGAGGGCCGCGACCCAGTATTCGGGATCGTTGACGAGGTTAGCACCGATGGTGACTGGTTGAACATCAGCGCTGGAGGGTTCACGTCGTATCCGACGGGGATGCCGTGGACCGGCCCGCAGTTCAGCTCCACCCATGTTGATCCCCTCGACGTCGTGCGACTGATCTGGGCCCGGTTGCAATCCTACGAGGACGGAAACCTTGGGGTGGTCGTAGACCCAGTGAAGTCGGGAACCTTCCTGGGGAAACCAGAGGGCAAGGAACTAACCGCCGCGAAGCAGCGCCAAGCGTACATGCAGGAGCAGCTGGACTACACCAAGGAGCAGGCTGAAGGCGACGCGCAGTTGGTGGAGCAGTACGCGACCAAGGCGCTCGCTGCGGCAGGCCTTCCGAAGGGTGGGCTGCTGATCCGACAGACGAGCGCCCCGTCTGGTGATAAGCGGTCGAAGCGGAACCTGTGGTTCAAGGGCAACGCTGACGGACTGACTGGCGGGTACACCTGGGATGGCAAGAAATGGGTGGAGCTGCCGGCAGCGAAGTTCAACTCGGCTAGTGACTGGTTCTTCCAGTGGGTCGAGCAGAAGGAAGTCCTGAAAGATTCGAAGGCGATGCTTTCGAAGACGAAGACCGAGTTCAACGAGGCCAAGTCCAAGGTGTCGGATCGGTCTGATCAAAAAGCGGAACCGTACCAACTGTCCTGGTGGGAGACCCACGACCTCGGGGCGGTGATCTCCGACCTGGCGAAGGAAACCCCGTTCGAATACCGCGAGGAAACCAAGTGGATTGGCGACGACGGCCTGTCACACCGCGTCGTGATTGGCACTCCGGAGTTCGGGGTGCGCCGTGAGGACCTGCGGTTGGAGATCGGCGTGAACGTGACCGCACCGCCGCCGTTGATCGAGTCGGAATACGCCTCCCAGGTGCTGGTGCTCGGCGCTGGCGAAGGCCGATCCATGCTCAACGCTTCGGGGTATGAGGACCGAGGCCGCCTCCGCCGCACAGTAGTCGTTGAACGCAAGGACCTGAACAAGCTGGACCGGGTGCAAGCTCAGGCACGCAAGGAGATCAGTTGGCGGGACGCCGAGTGGTCTTTCGAAAGTTTGTCCCTGGTCGATCATCCGATGTGCCCCTACGGCAGCTTCGACGCGGGTGACTACCTGTATCTGACCGGAGACGCCGGTTGGGCGCAAATAGATCAGTGGGTACGCGTCACTGAAATCGCAGTGGAATGTAAGACAGGAAATCTGAATCTGAAGGTGGTGTCAGCGTGACCAATTTGCGTGACGAGGCGCGTTGGCTGATTGGTGAGATCAGCGAGGCCAAACGCCTGGCTCGTGCCGGCGGCAAGCCACAGCTGGCAAACTCGGCCATTGAGGCAGGCCGGATCGAGGAGTACGACCAGGACGGCACCCTGGTGCAGATCGTGGGGGAGCAACACGACGGCACCCATACCCCGGTCACCGTGAACGGTCCAGTACCGCCTGAGCCGTCGGCGCCCGCGATCACCGCAGGGATCGGCAGTGTGGAGGCTCGCTGGTCCGGGAAGTTCGACAGCGACGCGTTGTCGCCGATGGATTTCTCCCACGTGGCTTTGCATGCTTCCCGCGTGGAGGTCTTCACCCCGTCGAATGAGACGCAGCTGGCCACGATTACTGGCGAGCTTGGGGATGTGGCCGTGGTGTTGCTGGAGCCGGGCGAATGGACGTTCGCTCTGGTGGCGGTGTCGAAGGCTGGCAAGTGGTCGGAAATGTCTGAGACGGTCACAGTGGATGTACCGGATTACCCCTCGCCCGTGGACATCCAAGACGAACTGATCTTGCTTGATGAGAAGTACGACGGCGTCATTACCGAGGCCGGCAACCTCGGCAACCGACTAGATCAAGCTGAGGAAGATCTTACGGCGCACGAGGGGCGGCTAGGCACTGCTGAGCAGCGTGTCACCGAGGCGTTCGTGCAGATCGATGCGGCGGATGGGAAAGCGACCGCCGCGGCGGGAGTGGCATCTGCCGCGCAGTCGAAGGCAGACACCGCTGCCCAGGCAGCAGCTGACGCGGCCGGCATCGCCAATGGCAAGGGCAAGGTACTGGTCCAGTCCACCGCTCCGGGTGCTGCTGATCGTAATGCAGTGACCTTGTGGATCGACACCACCGGCGGAGCGAACACTCCGAAGCGCTGGACTACTGGCACGACGTGGGTGGCGGTGACGGACAAGGCGGCGACCGATGCCGCCGCAGCTGCCGCGCAGGCTGCCCAGGCCGCGGCGAATGCCCAGTCTGCGGCAGGTTCCGCGCAGGCCACTGCCAACAGTGCGCTGACGATGGCCGGCACTAAAGGCAAAGTGTTCTACAGCGCCTCCACCCCGTCCGGCACTGGCACCGCTGAGGGCGACCTGTGGCGGCGTGTGGACGGCTCGAAGAACGTGATCGGTGAGTGGTACTGGTCTGGCTCGGCGTGGGTGTCCTCGCAAATCACTACCTCGGCTATCGCGAACCTCGATGTTGGCAAGTTGACCGTTGGGACGGGAGTTATCGCTGATCTGGTGGCGCAGTCCATCGCGGCCAGCACGGCGGCGTTCCAGACGGTTGATGTAAAGAACCTGTTCGTCACCACCGGCACGATGACCGAAGCGGTCATCAACAAGCTGTGGTCCGATGTGGTCATGTCGCGGAAGATCACCGCGCAGATGGTGGCCATTGGGTCCTTTGAAAACTTGGTCCCGTCGCCGCGATTCGAAATTCCAGAACAGTGGACTTTGGTTGCTGGATCTGCGGCTTCTGCGCCGAGAATCCAAGCAACAGGCGGTCGGAACGACGGACCTCGTATGGCGATACCCAGTCATGCGAACAACAGCACTTCGAATCCTTCTGCGCTGTATTCAGATGGTTTCGTGGTGGAAGAGGACGCGACTTATCGCATGTCGGCGTGGTGGATGACCGGCTTCAACTCCACAGCCCCGATTGCGCGCCTATACGTCCGCTTCTATTCCGGCAGCTCGTATACATCAAAGTTAGTTGCAACAGCAGGAAGCGGATCTCCAAACGTTTGGTCAGTGATCCGCGGGGAATTCACGGTACCGGCAGGTACAGAGTTTGTGAGGGTGGCTGGCGCATCGTCCTCGACCAGCGTCTGGGTCTACATCGACAGCTTCAGCCTGAACCGTATGGATGCAGGTGAACTGACGGTCGATGGGTCGATCAAGGCCACGAAGATCGATACAGAGGATCTAGCCGCAAACACCGGTTTCATCGCGGACCTGACGGCCCGCATCGTCAAGTCCGACATGTTCGTCGGCAAGGAGTTCCAAGGCGGCACTTTCACTGGCTCGGTGTTCCAGACCAGCGGCATCGCCAGCGTTGGGTTGAAGCTCGACAACCAAGGCCTACGCGTCTATGGTGCCGAGGGTGGCGAACCAGTCACAGAAATCCGAGCGAACGGTGGAACGGTCTACTCGATCACCGACCCGGCCACCGGTGACACGCTCGCGTCGCTTGACCGCGACGGCGGGGTCTCCGGGCAAGAGCTGAACATCGCCGGAGATCCGGTGTTCCTCGGCTCTCCGCTGCTCGGGGACACGGTCAACTTCCAGCACCCTTCCGAGTTCGAGACGCCGGGCCTTCTCGATGTTCTACCCCGTGGCATGATCGCCCGAGGATTCCGGAACATCTCAGACCGAACCTCGGTCACGAACCAGGAGATGGAAATCCTGGAATACAACTACGTGCACGAACCGGGTCGTGGCTATCGGATTACCGTGGCGCCATTCTCCGCCTATGTGGGAGGGGGCAACGCCTACGGCTATCTGAACGTCTACGTCACCACAGACGGTACGCGCCCTTCGATGAGCAGCACGCCGACATTCCGTCAGTACGTCCGAAACCAGGCGTCGGGGGCGGAACTCGCCACGTTCGGAGGGGTGTTCTACAACACCGGATACCAGCCTGCTCCGAGGGTGGTCCGCATCATGATCACCATCTCCTCGGAAGGAGGCACGCTGTCCTTCCACCCGAACGCGCTGGCTTCCACGGTCCGCACGTGGGTGGAAGACATGGGCCTGTCGGCACCGGACACCAGCATTGACCGCAACGGCCGCATGGATCTTTCCGTACCAACACCTGTACCGCCTCCGGAACCGCCTCCGGTGCCGAAGGAAAACTATACGCAGGTGTGGAAAGCGACCGGCTATCGTTCCTTCGACGGCAATGGCCGCTACACGTACGCGGACGGGACGAACAAGATCTATCAGGGCACCGCCGGGTACACCGGGATGCTGCGTTCCATGGTCACGTTTGGCACTGGTTCCAAGGGGCAGACGATCGTCCAGGCCCTGTCCGGCGCGAAGATCAACAGCATCAAGGTCACGATGCGGTTCGATCACTGGTGGTCCAGTGCTGGTGGGACGGCGCAGATCATGCTTCATGGATCTGCCAGCCTCACCTCGGTGCCGCCGTCAATGACGTTGGCGGCGACGTCTTCGAAGTGGCCGAAGCCCGGAACCCGCACCGTGTCGATCCCATCCTCACGCTGGGAGGGTTTCAAGAACGGTGATTGGAAGGGTATCGGTTTGGGCAACGGCTCGTCCGGTACCGCCTATTACGGATATGCCAGGGCTTCCTCGGTGTCGCTGGAAATCAAATACACCAAATAATCAGCAACTTGTTGGGGCGGGGGAGTATTGCCCGCCCCAACAACGCGCCTAGCCAATCATTCTTTGGAGACTAAAAATGGCAGAATCATTATTCCTCGCAGCAGCGCGAGCCATGGATGACTTCGCGATCAAGCAGCGGATACGGGCAGCGGTGGCATTCCACGCACAGACTCTTCTTAGTGGCAACGGGAATGAAACGAACTACGCAATTGCTGCACTGCTCAATCCGCAAGCGCTCGACGCGACCATGATGGCGCTGGTACTCGTGGATGAGAGCATCGCGAGCATGATCACCGTTAGCGACGATGGACAGACTTTGGATACTTCGACAGTACCTGATGCCAACATCCTGTCCCGTGTCCAGGCTGCTTGGCCTTTGGTGGCATCGAAATACCCCAGCAACCCGTTAGGGTGACCCGGGCCGACGGGACACTACCGAACGGAAGGGAGGCTCTCGGGTGTTCCGGCACCCTCGAATACTTGTTGCCAGATTGCCGTGATGTGGCCGATATCGAGTGTTTGAATTCCATGGCGTGCCAAACGGTAAGCCAGTAGTGTTCCTGCGGGGCCTAGCGCCGCGAGAACTAGGTCTGGTTTCTCGGCAATGATTGATTCGACTATTGAATCCAGATCGTCAAAGGCATTCGATGCGGGGGCATCAAAACGGGTGATGCTATTGAGCGAACCAAAGAGGTCATCAACCATCGTGAAACGAGACCCCTTGCCGGCAACTAAGAGGGCGTCGCGGCCTTCCCATACGGAGCGCCAGGCTTCAACGGCGGACTGACGATAAGTGCCAAAGAATTCACGTCTCGTCACCTGCGTGTGCCCGAGTCGGGGTTGTTGCTCGACTAGGGGTTTGAGGCGATGCCAGTGGTTCGTCCAGAAGTCAGTCCAAAAGCGGTCTCGCGAGGCTTCAGGGAAAGTGATGAGCAACGGGAGATCCTGCGATCCCATGGCCTCTAAGAGCTCTTCCCGAAGCGCTACCGAGTTTTGCTGGAACTTGATATCGAAGTCAGGGTACAGCGCGAGGCGAAGTTCACCATCCCCGAACCGTGCGAGGCTTAGGCGTTCTTCACGCACGGTTTTCAGCGTATCGAACATGGACAACTGACGATTCCGCATTGTGCTGAATATTTCTTCGCGAAGAGGGTGCAGTGCTGCGTTGCGCAAACCGTCCATTAGACGTGTTTGCGTTTCGACCTGCTTCAATACTGCTGCTGTGTGCGCATTCTGTTCTGTCAGCAAGTTTTTCAAATCCTGGACTTCCGCGAGTAGGGCGGTGACTTCAGGGTTGGGCGCAGGGGCAGCAGGCTTGCGCAAGAAGTTAAATTTCATCACGGGTCGATCTTAGCAATCCGAAACAGCATCATTCAGACGCGTCGTTCGCTGCGACTGAGAGCGGTAGCGGCGGCATTTTATTTTTTGGAAGACATCAACGATCAGGAGGGCTAAATGAGTAGTGATCCGCGGAAGCCGAATTACGTTTTTTCGCATGGGAGGGCGGCCTGATGCCGACGCATGTTTTCAAGCCGACCCGGAACCCGCCCCGCTGGTGGGACCGGCTACTGGTCCACCCCATGGATACGACGGTTGCGGCCGTCGCCGTGCTCTTCGGAGTGCTCGTTGTCCTGTCGCTGATCGTCCCGGACTTCATACCGTCCAAGAGCATGGACAAGATGCCGTGGCCGATCGTCATCCTCGTGTCGGGATTCCTCGGCACCGGGGGATTGCTCGCGCTGACCGGGTTGAACTGGTGGGGTGACAAGGTCTCGACCGGTTGGGCCATGGAACAGCTGGGCTGGTGGATGGCCGCTGGCGGCTTCGCCACCTACGCGCTGTCCGTCTCCTGGCATTACCCGGGCAGTGCTTTCGCTTGGGGCGTGCCACTGGCCCTGGGTATCGGATCAGTGGTGCGGGCGGTGTCGATCATCATGATCGAGCGGTCTGTGCGTCGGACTCTGGCCGAGGTGGAAGGACACCAGCATGAGTGAAACCTCCATTGTCGCGATCATCCTCGGCGTACTAACCCTCGTTGGGTCTGTTGGCGGAGGTTACTGGGGGCATAAGCAATTCCGAAAAGAAGCGCCAGTGCGCAAGCGTGATGCGGATATCGCTGTAGCGGAGAAGTCGCAGCAGATGGCCATGGCCATCGCTGACGATTTGCGGGAGGACTACGGGCGTTTGCGCACGGACCTGAATTCCGAACGCGAGGAGCGGCAGAAGCTGGCCGGCCGGGTGGATTCCTTGGAAACACAGATCCGGGAACAGAACCGGACTATCCAACGGCTGCGCGAAGCGGTCCGGACGTTCAACGCCGCGTGGGATGACCTCACGCACCGTTGGCATCACTACCGGGCATCTGAGCACCCGCCGGCACGCCCGAACATCACCATCGACTGACCGCCGTAAGCGGTCATTAGTTTTGCCCCGTCACAGTCCTTGTGGCGGGGCTTCGTCATACCTAGGAGTTTTCATCATGGCGCTTACTCGCCTCGGCTGGGACGTTCTCGAACCCGGCTCCAACCGACTCACTAACCTCTTCTGGATCACCGGCAAGGTTCGCAACGGGGACGCTCACACGATCCTCAACGAGCTTGGCCGACGCTTCAACTCCGAGGTGGAGGCCATCCGCAAGGACTGGTCTTGGGGTTACGCCAAGCGCCCTGTGCGTGGCGCGTCCGTAGCCTCTGAGCACTCCGCTGGTGTTGCTGTGGACTTCAATGCACCAGCGCACGGCCTTGGGCTGTCTGGCACGTTCTCCGCCGTGCAGGTCAAGGCTATTCGCAAGATCCTTGCCGACCTCGACGGCGCTGTTCGCTGGGGCGGTGACTACGGAGGCCGCAAGGACGAAATGCACTTTGAGCTTCAGGGCGGTGTCGCCAAACTCGCCAAGGTTGCAGCGAAGATCAACGGCGGTATGGGCGACGTGAAGCCCGCAGGTAAGCCGTCGAAGCCGAAGCCAGCAGGCAAACGCCCCACTGATTACAAGGATCTGGAAATCGACGGCAAGTTCGGTTCCGCGTCCGCCGAAGCCGTTCAGATCCTCATGTCCCAGATCGGCCTGTACGAACGCGAGATCGACAAGAAAGCCGGCGAACACACCTGGGCGGCAGTTCAGGAATGGTTGAACGGCCTCGGCTACTACAAGCGAGACGTTGACGGCGACTTCAGCAAGCACTCCGTCATCGCGTTGCAGCAGTTCTTGGCGAAGAAGGGTCACCTCGACACTCGCAAGTGGCTGATCGACGGCAAGTTCGGCGCAGAAACCATCAAGGCGTTCCAACGCTACCTCAACACACAGAATGGGAAGTAGACCATGTTGACCATCAACTTTTGGAAGGGCGCACTCGAACGTGCGGTTAAGTCCTTCTTCCAGACCTTCGTCGCTGTCGTAACCGCCGCTCTGGGCGCGGAAGCAATTGGAGTTTCCGCTGGTCTGTTGGACGTGTCGTGGCTGGACGCTCTGAGCATTGCAGGTCTCACCACGGTGCTATCGCTGGCGACTTCACTCGGCAACGCAGACTTCACCGCAGGACGGGGTGCAATTCCGAACGTGGGGGAAGTGACCCTAGTGCATGACGTTCGCATGGATGAGACCGGCAAGGTTCAGGTAAACACCAGCGCCGAAGACGACGAGCCGACTGCCCAACCGACCTACAACATCCAGGTTCCCGAAGGAATGGACTTTAAGACTGCGGCCGAGAAGCTACGCGCCGAAAAGTATTTTCCACGCTCCATCAAGGACAAGCCAGATATGCGCCGGTTCGTCAGCTTCACCACCGACCCGGATCTAACTGGCGAAGTGGACATCTACGTGAACGGCGAGAAGATCGGCGTTGCGCCAATCTTCAACCAGCGTGTTCTATACAAGCTTCCGGAACTACCAGCCGGTGATAACAAGGTGAGTGCCGTTCACCCCGAACGTGGAGTGCTCTACACCTTCACCTTCGACTCTGAACCCGGCAAGCACGTAGCCGAGTAGCGCTTTGGCGCATCGTTTGAGGAACCCGCAAATTGTCACCATCCTCAAACACCTCTTAAACAGAAACCGCCCCACTGGATCTTCACAGATCTGGTGGGGCGGTTTTCTGCGTTACGAGGAAACTATTAGAAGTCCAACGGGTAGCCCTGTGATTGAGCGTCCTCCAGTGGAATCACCTCGGCTTCGCCAACCAGACCACCGAGATCGATCGTCATGCGAGTGAATTCATCTGGGAGATCATCGCCGGTTACCACCGTGAACTCCTTCACGGCACCTGGATTCGCGACCAACTGTTCAGAATCGAAAGCAGCTTCGTACTTGCTGAACAGCTTTTCATAGGATTTCCACTCTGGGCTATCGACTTTGGCATCGGGGGCGTCGGGCAGTTGATCTTGGACGACTTCCACGAGATCCAGTGTCCCGACAAACAGATATTCTCCACCGTCTTTGTCGTACGCGCGGAATTCATTGGGGAATGCCTCTGCCTGACCTTCGCGGTTATCGATCTTCACGGTCCAGAAAGTGAACTCATCCTCGTAGGTATCGCCCTCTGCCTCAGCCGCTGCCTTGAGAAAAGCTCGCAGCTCGGGACTTGGTTCACCGGCCGCACGGATCTTGCCAAAGGTCAT